GAACTTCTGGTCCCTGGCGGTGGAAGAACAGTTCTACGTGGTGTGGCCGCTGCTGATTGTTGCGGCTGGGCTGTTGCTGCGCCGCCGCCGGCGGCGGGAGCGGCTGCCGCCTGCGCTTCGGGGCTTGCCGCTGACGCGGCAATGTGTGCCTGTGCCGTTTGTCCCTCTATTATTGGTTTTTCCATATTTTTCCAAAAGGATGAGAAATAATACAAACCTCCACCAAGCAAGGCTATTGCGATGGGTATCAGATAAAGAACCTTGCTGCGCTTGGTTCTGATTTTGGTGTGTTCTTCAGCGGACTTGTACAGCCCATACACGCTTTTATCAAGCCTATACACGCTGATTAGGGCTTCCCTGATGTTTGCCCTGCTTTCAGGGTCTTTTGCGCCGCCTGTCGTCCATTCGAGCTTACGGCGCAGTCCTAAATTAGTCTTGCCGAAATGGGTGTGGTGTTCTATCAGTCCGCGCAAATGGACGTCTATCAGACGGGGATGTTGAGTTATCAAGAGGAAATCAAGACCACGGTGTCTATGTGTTTCAAGTTCGGCGACGTAGTCAGGTACTTTCGAACCGCTAGGACGTGGGCGGAATATGCGTTGGCATTCGTCAACAACGATAATCGCGCCCGGCGGTGCCCACTTCGGCCATGTCTGAATGCTTTCTCCTTCTGGTATTTCTTCATGTGGTATTTTCAGGTCAAGAATGCCGTCTACATAAAGCGGACGATTCATAAAGTCTTTTTGCTTGGCAAGCATGGAAACGACTTTCAGGGTTTTGCCCGAACCCGGTACGCCTGTTAACAGATATAACATGTTTTCTTCCTATTTCGACTGAATGATGGTAGACAGTTTTTTAAAGCCTTTTATGGATATTACGAAGCTGAACGCACCAAATATCCAATTCAGAATGACACCGAATCCCGCTATATACAGTATTTGCAAGGCTTCGTCGGGGAAACCGCCGATACTACGGCTTATTTCGTTAATGAAATAATCCTGCAAAGCATTCAGTCCTGTTACTGAAATAAAACTTAAACCTACGGCGGTCAGTATGCGCCCTGCTACAGACATAAGAACGCCTGTTATCAATGAAGCCCAGTTCATTTCACAATTCCTTTACGGATTCATAGACAAAATAGGCACATGTCAGCACGCATATTGCGATGAAGATGGGGCGCAGCTTGCGCGCCAAGTCGCACAACGGGTCATAGCTGAACTCTACCTGTCCCAATGCACCGAAATCTACGGAGCGGGGAGCGGGACACTTCCCGTCAGACTGGAACACGTCCAAAGGCTTGAAATTCAGGTCTATGGTCTGTTCAGGTAGTTTAATATCTTCCGACTTTCCTCCCAAAATACATTGAGCAGAATTTGGATTTTGCTGACAAAAATCTTTTTCTTTGTCATTTTGATTCTGTTCATTTTGACTATTCGACTCATTCGGTGTGTTTGGCGAATTCGGGCTATTTGGTGCGTTTGGCGTTTCTGTACTCTCCTTTCGGCTCGGTGTTGTCTTATCGGGCTTATTCGGTGCTTCTGGACTGTTCGGCTTTAAATCTGGACGTGGTACATAATCAACGCTCACAGTACCGTCTTGATGCATTTTGAATCTTGTTTGTTGTGGGGTGCTACTGCCTTCAGGTGTGTACGGCGCACTAAGCGCAGTATCAGGACTAAATGTGCTTTGCTCGGCAGATTGATTCATAACGCCCATTTTTGCCAGTTGATTCATCAGTTCTGCATGGTTTGTCTGATTGTTTTCCAACATGCGGCGCAGGATGTCTAACATTTCTTTTTGTGTCAGCATGAATTCTGATGGATTGACTTGATCGGTATTCTTAGCTGCATTGGGAATATTGGGACTGCCTGCTGGGTATGATTTGTAATAAACATAGACATGCTTATCTGATGGAGTGCTAACAGTAATTCTTGATGGGGATGAATTAGGAATGTCAATATCAACATGAGAAACAAAACGGCCTAAATATGAAGGAGAGTTGTCTAAGGTATTATCTTTTGAACCACTTAAATTTATTCCAAATTTAGAATAAAAAACATAATTTTGATAACTTCCATTTATATTTACTATCAGTTGATATTTAATCATTCCATTCTTTTTTGCTTCTTCGTCTTTCTTCTGTTCTTCTTTATTTTGTTGTTCTTGTTGTTGCGCTTTTTGTGCTGCTTCTGCTGCTTTTTTAGCTGCTGCGTTTGCTACTGCTTTTTGGTAGTTGCCTTCGGATTCTGCTTCGCGTTGGGCTTGTGCTGCTTTCTGAATCGCATTAGATATTTGTTCTTGTGATGCCCCATCTCTTAATCCTGTTTTGTCTAAAAAAGAATTAATACCTGACCCGAGTCCAGTAATATCTAGTTTAGATAAACCTGTCAGAATTGCACCGACACCATTACGCGCAGCCATAGCCCAATCGCCATTTTTTATGTCTCTATATGTCCAAGCTGCATAATCAGAACCAATAGCCCCACCCATAGCAGTAGCACCGGCCAATGTCCCACCCAATACAGTTTCAACTTTACCAACATTCACCCGTTGATTAACATTTGTGTTCATCGTGCCAGTTTCGCCATATCGGCCTGTAACCGTTACAGTTTTGCCTTGGCTACCATTAATATTTCCGCCATTTTTAGTTACTGTCGGTTTGCCGTTGTTTTGTACATCAACTTTCCAGACGCCTGTTTTTGGATCGTAGCCACGACGTTGCAAGGCTTGATCGGATGGGAATCCTGCGTTTTGATGTTGTGCCGGCGGCGGCAATCCTGCGTCTGCCCATGTCTGCCCTACGACCAAGAGCGAGCCAAGACATACAAGAAGACGGCTAATGTTAGGGGCTTTGCCATGCCCAGTAAAAATGCGGTTTCGGGTATCATTCTTCATTTCTTTCTCTCTGCCATAAAACCAGTCTCACGATAACGACGACGGCAAAGACTGCAATCATGGCATACATCATCTGTGTGCCTATTTGTTCGCCGAAACGGTAATATTTCATGCTATCGCACTGCGGAAATTGAAGTTTTACGGTCTGTTCGTTATAAGTCCAAGTCTGTCCGTTAAAAACGGGGTGATGCAACACCCCGTCTTTGTCTATGGTCGGTACGACTTGAGTCATCACTTCGTTTGTTGCCTGCTCTGCCGTTTCATGACAGATTCTGCCGACCTGATAACCCATGTTGCACCTTATGCAGAGCGTTTCACTGCGGATTTGATAACACTAATGGAAACGGCGGCAACGGCCAAAGCAACGGCAACCGCGCCGACGGCAATAATGCCCGATTTCAATGAGCCCAATTCTGTTTTAGCGGCTTCGACCATGCCGTTATCTTCTGCGAATGCTAATACTGGCAATGCTGCAACGGTTACAAAAGCGGCTGCTTTTTGAAATTTGGTTTTAATACTCATGATATTTTCCTTTATGGAGTTAAAAAAATGGTTGTGGCGGTGTTTCGGGGTCAATTCAGGGAACACCGCCGAACCCCTGAAACTGGTTTATGCTTCGTCCGAATAGTAGATGTTGTCTTTAAATGCACGAGGAAACACTTGCATTGAGACGATTTGCTGCGGTTTGTAATGCTCGTACTTTTCTGGATGTTTTGTGCGAACTTCGCAAAGGCGGGTTTCTGTATCTGAACGGATAATCAAACCGACATAGTGGGTCTTGCTGAATGTGCCGTCTTGGTTTTTGCGTTCTCGTGCGAACATCCGGTCAAATGCGGCAATGACGAAAATACCTTGTTTGCGTTCGGTTTCTTGAGACATGATGTTTCCTTTCTGCCAACTTAGGGCATATTGATGATGGTTTCTCGGTTATAAAACGCCCATTTCGGGCTAATTAAGCTGGATAAAATACGGTTGTAGTTTTCTTCTGTAATGGCTTTGAGTTCTCTGTTAAATTCATGTTTTGCATACTGTTTTAAATATGGCTCAATGCAGATAATCCATTTCTGGAGCTTCTCGCGCCATAGGCGCGAACCAGCACTTACAAACGAAAAATTGCTGTTTGCAATCTTCCACAGACTTTTTTTGTCGATGGTTGTACGAATCAGGCGATAGCCTTTGTCTTCAGGAAGTCTGCTGTTAATGTGTTTTGAAATGTATTTGGCCACATATCTTGCCAAGCCTTTGCTGTTGGTCTTTACCGGCAAAAGTTCGGAACGGCCGAAACCGTATTTATCCATGTTTTCACGAAGAATTTGCCAAAGCTGACGGAGTGCTTTGTTTGCTGATGTGTAGTTTCGGGCTTGAATTTGCTTAAAATTCAGGCCGCGGCGAATGTCTTCGCGTGTGTTCACAATCAGATGGAAATGAATACGACCGCTTTTCATGCGCTCGTATACGCAAATGTAGTGTTCAAAATGTTTTTTCAGGAAATTTGTGCGTAAGCTGTGGAAACGGCGTTGTGCTTCTTTCACTTCTTGAACGTCATCAGAAAAAGTCAAAGTCAAAAATCCAACATGGTTAAGGCCGAATGCTTCAATAAATTGATGTACATTCATTTCCAAAGCGCTTGATGATTTTTTATGTGATGTTGAAAACTCGTTAAATTCGGGTTTGCATTCGTTCGTCAGGAATTTTTCGTAACCAATCGGCATTTGCTTTGCATTGTTTTTATTAAGTTTTTCTGTCTCAATGCAGTTATTACTATTTAGACAAGGAAGAGCGCGTTCCGCGCTTGCTGAAGCTGAACGGTTCAT